TAAAATATAACAAGGCTAAGTTAATGGCGTTTATCCAGGGTACACCAGAAGCAATTCAGTCGGTTGCGGATCGTTTGCAAAAAGGTGAATTTGGCACAAAGCCAGAAAATGTTGCAACAGAATTGACGGCTTTATATGGATATTTTAATACTGCACAAGAAGCGCAGGCAAGGCGATCAAAAGAAGCCAGGGAGACAGTGGTCAAGGAAACGGAAACTGAATATTTACAGAGATTGGATTCTAACGATTTTTCGGAACTAGAGTTGACAAATATGCTGGAGGAATATGCCGAAGATGAATTACGCGGTGAAGGCGCAAAATTACGGCAATTGAGAAAAGATTTAAAAACAAAGTTTAAACCAGAAGCAGACCCGCCTAGTTCAATAAATAACGAAATGCTTTTAGCGGTTGAGCGCGTCGATATTTTGGCAGACAGCGCTCCCTACGAACTTGATAATTTATTGAGCGTAACAAAAAATCTCGGCGAATCCGATGAGGGGCTGAATGCAAAAGAAGAAGCAGGAATTACAAAAGCAATAAATGTAAAGTTAAACTCAATTAATAAGGCAGACGCTACGCGGTTGGCGGCGGAAAAGAAAAAATATTTAGCGCGTATTGCACATAAGGCTAGAGAAGGAAAAGACTCAAGAATGCCCATGAGTGATAATGCACTGGCGATTCAGTTTGTTGCAGAAGACCTTTTTAATGAGTTGATTTTAAAAAGTCAGATGCCTGGGGAAGAGCCATTGACCTATAAAGAAGCATCAGAAACTGTTCTGGATGTGATGGTTCGGGCGATGCCTCCATTGCCAGAATTAACACTTGATTTGGATGAGTTGCAAGCAGCATTGGAAATAGATGCTATTGAGTTGCAGGCAAGATTTAGCAGAAATCCAGAACAAATTACGGAGCGTGAGGAGGAAGCCTTGCGTATTTATGCTGAAGCACTTGAGATAAAAAATGCAAGTATGTTCAATAAAAATCAACAAGAAGACACGGGTCAATAAATATGGCAGAACAAACACATCCAGGGGTAGACGGTTTTCAAATCAATGATGATGGCTCGGTTGATCTTTTTTTAATCAGCAAGCAGCGGGAACGCAAAGAGCGATTAAAAAAATTATTTGATCGTGTAGAAAATGCCAAAAAACCAGTTACGTTTTCTACAGAGGGATCACCTGGTGCAGCAGGAACAGGCTTCGATTTTGTTGGTGATGTTGATACGCCGGAAACGAGAACGACAGAGCCAAAACCAGAGGATGATGATATTTCTTTATTAGAGTTTCTAACTCAAGTGGGTGTGGGCGGTGCGCTCGATGCAGCGGATCAAGCTTCCAAGCTGGTTGTGTCAGAGGGGCAAAGATTGCGCGACACCACGCTGGAAGATGTGGCGAGGAATTTGCAGGGGGTTGCGGCAAGTTTTGCCACGCCAGAGATGCAGGAGGCAGGCCAACTACAGCCTTTGCCGGAAGGGGCTTTCGGTAAGGTTGGGAAAAAGACCGTCCAAGAAGCTTTAGATAGTCTTGACATGGGTGGCAAAATTCCTTTTGCCATTCCTCAATTGGAAAAGAAGGGGGGAGTGGGTACAGAGTTTGCGAGGGGAATATCATCTTTTCTTTATGGATATACGGTATTGCGAACATTTGGTATTGCGCCAGGGGCTGGCTCGGCAGGCATTGGCTCTGACATTTTAACTACACCAGGGGAAAACAATCTTGCCAACATGTTTAATCAATTAGCCCCAGAATTGCAAAATCCTGTAACGGACTTTTTGGAAGCTAAAATTGATGATTCAGTCTTAACGCAGCGGCTTAAACAAGCTGGATTGGGCGGCACATTGGGTTCTGCTTTAAAGTGGGCGGCGATTGGCTTGAAAAAAGCTGGCATCACTATGGCTGATCTTGTAACACCTAAAAAAGCTGTTAGAAAAGCTCGAAAAGCGCCTTGGAAAGAAGAGCAGGGGCCATTACCTAAATCTGGGAATATAGTTACGGTACGAACTGGATCACTTAAAGGGGTGGATATTGACCTTGATGGATTTGAAAAATATTTAGCAAAGGTCAATAGCGGTAAGGCAGTCAAAGAATCTATTAAAGATGCACAGGATATGTTGGAGCAAGGGCGTGTTCAGCCTGATGGCAGACCTATTCGACATCGCGTTGAGGCTGTAAAAGAAGCGCGTCTACGCGTGAAAAAAGACCCTATTGGAGAAGCGCGGCGGGTTTTAAAATTAGACCCAAGTAAGAAAATAGACGATGTTGATCCATTAATTATGGAGTTGGTTTTTGCCGCACACATGTTGAGGTCGAAGGAGTTGGCAGATTCATTATTTAAGCAGCGTCAATTTTTCTCAGGCATATTTAAGGGGATACATGCGGCTAATATGGCAATGGCAGAACAACGTAAGCAATTATCAGAAGCTGCTGCCCGTGTTCTGGGTATTCGCAACGCCATTAAGGGTTTGGAGTTGGAAGAGGGTATACATTTTGGAAAACAAGTCCATGAAGAACTAGGGGTGTTGCCTCCAGGTGTGTCTGAAGCTGATTTAATCAAGTTTTATAAATTGTTGAATGCGCGGCAACTTAAAAAATCTTATGACATGGCTGCCCGTCCAGGCATGAAAGATTTTCTTTTAAAATATATGTATTTCAATCTTTTATCCGGCGGAGATACGCAAGTAGCAAACATACTTGGCAATATGCTTGGGGTCACTTTTAATTTAACAGCACGAAAAGTGGGTGAGCAAGTGCGTGGCGGGTTGCGTTTTATGGGTAGTAAGGAAAAGGGATTGCAAGATGGTGAAACCGCAGCATTGACTTTTGGGTTACTGAATGCTTTGAGGCGACTATTGCCCGCTTTTTGGCAGAACATAAAAAATACTGTCAGAGGCAGGGATATAGAAGTAAGTGATGTTACGAAGCTGGAAGGTATGGGAACAAAGCCAGCGTTGATGAATGCAAAAACTTTTAATCAGTTTTTCCCAGAAGCCATTCCAGGTGAGCGCCCAAATTTTTTTGATACAACGGTAAATCAAGTTGGTGCGCCTATTGAAGCGCCTGGGAAATTTTTGATGTCGTTGGATCACTTGGCACAAGGGGCTTCATTCGATGCTGCAATGTACGCGGTAGCTTTTCGTAAGGCAACGGAAGACGGTTTGACAGGCAGGGCTGCGGCAGACAGGATTCAATTTTATTTACAAAATCCAACTGTCAGTGTCATTGAAGAGGCAACTGTATTTGCTCGTTCTAATGTGTTTCTTGATGAGCTTGGCCCTTTTGCTAGGAATCTTCAAAAAGGTTTGGATGATAGTGCGTGGGGCAGGATTCTTATCCCATTTATGAAAGTGTTGGTCAATCTTGCAAAATTTCCGATACAAAACGGGCCATTAGGATTATTTACGCCCAAGCAATTTAATGCAGTTTTTAAAGGAACGGCAGCCCAACGCGATATTGCTTTTGGGCAAATGATTACAGGAACGGCAATTTCATTAGCGGCAATATCATGGGCTTTAGGTGGCGGCATTAACGGCACATTGGGCGCTGATAAATCAAAAGTAGCTGCTAAACGTAGAAGAAATAAAATACCGTGTTCTTTTCGTGTTTATAACAAGGATGGATCGGTGCGTGACATCGCGTTTAACAATATGGCTCCTGTAGGGCAATACTTTTGTGCGGCGGCTGATTTTGTCAGAATTGCTGGTGAGTTGAAAGCCGGAGAAGATATTGCATTAGCCGAGGAGTTTATTAATTCAACGCGCAAGATTCTTTTGAATGCCACGTTTGCCCAAAATATTATTCAGATTGGTAACGCCTTGGAAAAAGGTGATCCTCAAGTTTTAGAAAATTTGGTTTCTACATTGATACCCGCAAGCAATATTGTCGCGGATTTTCAGCGAAACGGTGTTCCATATTATTCGGATGGAGACAATAAATTACGGGATACCCGTACTGTCAATCCTAAAAAATTTCAAGGTAAACCTGGCGGACAAGTTGCTGAACCTTTTTACGAAGGATTTTATCGGTTGGTTAATAGAATACGTTCTCGTATTCCAGGTTTGTCAGACGATTTAGAGCCGCGACATAATTTGTGGGGTGAAGAGATTATTCTGGAGGGTGGTTTAGGCCCAGATATTATTTCTCCAATTTATACTTCAACGGAAGTGGATAGTCCTATTGATGACATTATTGATGACAATGATGTTGAAGTAAAGATGCCAGAAGATAATTATAAAGGAATAAAACTTACTCCGTCGGAACATCAAGAGTGGATTGTACGCGCTGGGAAACCAGCAAAAAAAATGCTTGAACAATTATATAAAAACGGTGTGTTTGATAAGTTGAGTGGAGGCCCAGAAGGAGGGAAGGCGCAATTAATTCTCACTTTTGTTAATGCTTTTAGAAACCAGGCAATGGATCAAATGCTACTTGAAGAAAAACATCGTGATTTACTTAAATCCGTTACTAAGCAAAACTTGGAAACTTATGATGCTCGTATCACTTTAGAGCATAAACCATTAGACATTGAAGGAATTATGAAAAATTTTCCAGCCAGGAACTAAATTATGACCATATCAACTCTTATAAGAACTAATCAATATAACGGAAACAATAGCACCACGGCATTCGCCTATGTTTTCAACATCCAGGCTGATAGTGAGATTGAGGTCTACCTTGGCACTCCTGTAGGCGCTCCCACATCCTGGGCGAGACAAACACTTACAACCCATTATACGGTGAGCAACGCTGGTGTTGCAGGCGGTGGCAACGTCACCTTTGGATCAGCCCCTCCAACAGGAGTGGGCAACGTATTCATACGCCGTGTGACTCCGAAGACGCAAGCAACGGATTATGTTGAGAACGATCCGTTCCCAGCTAACACCCAGGAAAATGCCCTGGATAAACTCACGCAAATTACGCAGGACATGCAGGAAGAAATTGACCGTTGTTTCAAACTTGGAACGATTGTCCCAGACGTTGGTGTGACAGAGGCTTCTTCCGTTGTGGCAGATCGCAAAAATATGTTGTTTGCATTTGACAACGACGGAGATTTTAGCGTTACCTCTGAAATCGGCACGGTTAAAGGAAACTGGGCAGCATCCACTGCATATGTATTGCGCGATATTGTCAAGGACACGAATAACAATAATATTTACATTTGTATCACGGCGCATACTTCTTCTGGATCACTGCCAATTAGTTCAAATACGGATGCGGCAAAATGGTTCTTATTAGTTGATGCGGCAAGTGCAACCACAAGCCAAACGGCAGCTGCGTCCAGCGCTACCGCAGCCGCGTCCAGTGCGTCGAGTGCCAGTTCATCAGCCTCAACTGCAAGTACGCAAGCCTCAAACGCAAGCACATCAGCCTCAACTGCAAGTACGCAAGCCACGAATGCCAGCAATTCTGCCACGGCAGCGGCTTCCAGTGCTTCAAGTGCCGAAGCGGCAACGGGAGCATCCGCGTTCAAATTTACATTTGATAACTCTACAACGATGGCAGACCCAGGCACGGGAGAAATCCGTTTTAATCACGGTACGGTGGGGAGTGTGTCCGCCCTTGCCATTGATGCGACCAGTGCGGATACGGGTAATCCTGATGTCAGCGATTTCATAGCATCATGGGATGATGGCAATAATTCAACACATGAAGGATACATAACTTTTAGAAAGTCAGGCACACCTGGAACTTACGCGGTGTTCTCGCTGGGAACGGTAACAGATAACACGGGCTGGCTGCAAGCGGCAGTCACGCATGTGGATTCAAACGGTACATGGTCGAACGCCGACACGATGTACATATCGTTTACGCGAAGCGGTCAAAAAGGAGACACGGGAAGCACGGGGGGTGTCGGGAATGAACTTGCCGATAATGTTTTCCGTGTGATTGACAATTCTGACAACTCTAAAAAGATCGCGTTTGAAGCATCTGGTATTTCTGGAAGTACAACCAGAACGATCACGATGCCCAACTCCGATGTCACCCTTGGCACACCGTTAGCGGATACTGTTACGGGCGCAAAAATTGCTGATGATGCGATTGACTCCGAACACTATGTTGATGGTTCAATTGACACTGCTCACCTTGCGGCGGATTGTGTCACTGGCGCAAAAATAGCGGATGACACTATTGACAGCGAGCATTATGCGGCGGCGAGTATTGACGGAGAACATCTTAGTGTTGGGAAAGATGGTGCTTTGTCTCTTGATGCCACACCAGATACAGACCATACCGCAAACGGCCCACAGACTAGTACCTTAAATGCTGGATATAGTTCTACTCTTATGGACTTAGTTTATCTAGGAAGTGGTGGAAAATGGCTCGAAGCGGATGCAGATGCAACGGGTACGTCCATCAACTTACTTGGTATCGCAATGGAAGCTAAAACAGATGGGCAAGCGATGAACGTAGCACTAGCTGGCAGTTTCGTCCGCGATGATACTTGGAACTGGACTATTGGAGTTCCTCTTTATGTGAGTGGAACACTCGGAGCAATCACTGCAACCAAGCCTTCTGGATCGGGTGATGTGGTTCGCACCGTAGGCTATGCGGTAACAGCCGATGTAATATTTTTTAATCCTTCAAGTGATTATGTGACTTTAGCCTAATGCCAAACATATCTACAATTAATGGGATAGCCGAAGATAACATTGCCACGCACAATGGCACGACTGCCGCAAGCAACGCCTCGAAGAACGGTGACACTTGGGTTCATGTAAGTTACACCGAAGCAACTGGTGGAGACAGCATTGTCACGGATGGCGATTATAAGGCACATATTTTCAATTCTGGTGGAACCTTTGAAATTACATCGTTAGGAAGTGATGCGGTTGTGGAATATCTTGTTGTGGCGGGTGGTGCAACTGGTTTTCGATTTGACCCTTCTGGCGGTGGAGGGGGTGGCGGGGGAGCGGGTGGCTATCGTACCGCTACGAATTTTTCAGTTTCCGAAACATCCTACACCATCACGGTTGGTGCTGGTGGAAGTTCCCCATCTGCCGCAAGTAGCAACAATGGCAATAATTCTTCATTTTCTTCAATCACTGCAACGGGAGGCGGAGGAGGCGGGAATCCCTTAAATGCTCCCAAATCTGGAGGAAGCGGTGGGGGTGATAGAAATGATGGGGGTGAAGGAACGGGTAATGCTGGAGGTTTCTCTCCAGTTGAGGGATATGCTGGAGGAGATGGTCAACAAAATGGAGATCAGGGGTGCGGAGGTGGAGGCGGAGCCAGTGAAGTAGGACAATCTGTTTCGCATACAGGCAACGAAACAGGAAACGGAAGCGGTGACGGTGGTGATGGACGAAGTTCCTCCATTTCAGGAGCTTCTGTTACACGAGCGGGTGGTGGGGGAGGTTCATACTATTCTACTTCTGGTCATGTTGGTCAAGGTGGTGCAGGGGGTGGTACTGCCGGATCAAACCAAGGCACATCAGCAGCAGCAGCAAATACGGGAAGTGGTACTGGTGGCTCTGAGAGGGATGGTAGCGTTTTCACAGTAGGGTCAGGTGGTTCAGGGGTTGTTATTATAAGATATAAATTTCAATAGGTGGCTGGCTAATGGCACATTTTGCAAAAGTAGTAGATGGAATAGTCGTTCAGGTATTGGTTATTAACAACGATGACATTACCGATGAGAATGGCGATGAGCGAGAATCACTAGGTATTGCTTTATGCAACAAATTATATGGTGAAGCAAACTGGATTCAGACATCATATAACAACAATTTTAGAAAAAACTATGCTGGTAAAGGTTTTACCTATGATGAAGAAAAAGATGCTTTTATTAAGCCAAAGACGAAGTTCCCATCTTGGATTTTAAACGAAGATACTTGCGATTGGGAACCCCCAATTCCAGAGCCAGAGGATTATCATAGCAAGAATTATTTGTGGGATGAAGATTCTACAAGTTGGAAGGAGCGAGAATGACAAATGCGGAAGTGGAAGCAAGTGTTGATGATTGGTGGAGTTGGGTGAGTTGAAAACATTTCTTTTGCTTATCGTACTATTTCAAATCGGTTGTGCAACTTTTGTGGAAAATGTAGCTCAAGGGTTTATTGGAAATATTGCCAGTGACACCATTAACAGGGAAATCGACAAACAAAAATCGGAGTGCAAAAATCCAGATGGTTAGATTCTACCTAATGTTGACAGTTATTTTTGGCACTTTATTTTACTGGATATATTTCGTCCTGTTTGCCTTGAATAAAAGTTTATACAGCAATTGAAATGGAAACCGCAGGCGAGGTTGCCAGTTTCATAGAAAGTGTAGGTGTGCCTGTTGCCACGGCACTCCTATTCGCGTTTGGCGGATGGTGGCTGATCAAATTTATCCTGGGGTCAATTGTTGATAAGATCAGCGAGGCTCAGAATGAAACAAAATCTGACATACGCGATTTGCACACAATTATAGTAGCTTTGATAGATAAGACCACGCAGGCACAGAGCGACTTAATAAGATTAGATACGATGATACGGGTACGGTGGGGGTTGCAGCCGGATGAGCAGCGCATTGGAAGGCAAAACGGAAAGAGGAAAAATAGATGGAACGGTTGAATGAAATGATTGTTGGCACACTTGCTGTAGTCGGCGGTATCCTCACTAATCGGATTTTCAAGAATCAGGATTCAATTCGTGAACGTGTGGATGCTTTGGAAAAAACCATTGTCACCAAGGAAGACCTCTCCCCGATTGAACGAAATATAGATATTATTCTCACCCATATTTTAGACCAAAAAAAATAGCCCCCCGAAGAGGGCTACCTTATTATCCTGTTAAAATTTTACATCTCTTGTGATTCAAGTTGTGAAGGCATTCTTCACAATGTGTCGTTCTCCTTTCTTTTTCCCTGAAACACACCCAACTGACTATGCTTTCCTGCTCTCCTCTATTGCGAAAGCGTTTCGAGATTGTTTGGGTTGAAGCAGATGCCTTCGCTAAATTACCTTTCTGCCCTCCCCCACTTTTTTTTCTGATTTGAGTTCATTGTTTTCCTTTGCCAACCTAGAGACTTCATCAAGCAGAGCTATGATTCGTCCCTGAGCAGCCTCAAACTTTTCGCGGTACATAACGTCCTCCATGTTTTTGGTTTTCCGTTTCAGCAGCTCAGCATCAACGGTTGATTGACCTTCCATTAGTTCATCTAAACTGACGTTTAAAAGTGTTGCAATTTTATCCAGAAGATCGATCTGGCATCGCTTCCCCCTGGCAAGGCGTGTATTTAAATTATTGGGTGATATTCCCAAGTCTTCCGCCAATGCAACCTGGGACATTTCCCTATCTTTTAAAATACGCTTCAAATTGTACCTTAAATCGAGTTCCTTCATAAAATTCAACAATATGCGAAAAATAGTATTGACTCATTCACTTTTAATTGTATATACTCGTTATAGCAGATAATTAAGACCCTATCAAAGTCTCAAATTATGTCAAGTCTAAACAAGAAAAATGAAAGCAAAATTCAGATTGGGGTGTCAGGTTTCTCCCTAGCTCCTGACCTTATGGGCTGCTCAGATTTTCCAGAAAAAACAACTCCTCGCAAACAGTCTGGGCAGTCCGACCCTCCTTTAAAAACTCAGATAGAAAATGAACTCAGAGGCATTCCTCTTCCTACCCAAGTAGATGTACTACAAAACCTCCTCTTACTACTTGAACAAGAGGATGCCTCTTTCAGAGACAAAATGTATGGCAATAATAATGAGCATAGCGCTTTTAATAGCATTCCTGGTAATTGCGCTAATTTTGGTTGAGGAATTTTTCCCAGATGCTGACTGAAAAACAAATTCAAGAGCGCGTTGGATCAATCACGGGTACGAGGGCTGCCATTATAGAGGGCAAGAATCGTTTTGGCGGTGATCTTTATTCCTTATGGTCAGTGATGACAGGACGATCCACGGATGAAATCAAATCGTCATTGATGATGCGACTAGGCCATTACACCGAAGCTGGCAATGTTGCCGAGTATGAAAAAAAGACAGGAAGAAAATGCAGGCAAGTTCACAAGACTGTTCACCATTATATGTATGACCGCCTGCGGGGGCATCCAGATCGTCTTATTGTGGGTAGCAAAAATCATGGGCTGGAATGCAAGGCCGTGTTTGCCAGAAGCGAATCAGATTGGGAGGACGGTGTACCGGAGTATTACATCAGTCAGGTGAAACACTACGCGCTGATTACGGGCAGAATGCGATGGGATTTCAGTGTACTGTTTCTTGCCTATGGCAGACATGAAATATTCGAGTTGGAATTTACCAAAAAAGATACTGCCGAACTACTCGAAAAGGAATTGGCATTTTTAAAAATGGTGGATGAAGACACTGCGCCGGAAGTGACTGCCCAATCAACCGATGCACTCAAACAAGAATGGAAAGCTACTGACCCCGAATTGATTAAAGTTGCCGATGAAAATATTCAAAATTATGTAACAGATAGAAAGAGACTCAAGGAATCATTAGATAT